ACTGCGCTTTCTGCTGAGATTCCTGAGCCTTCTGCTGGAGTTCCGCCTGCTTGATCTGCAACTCTGCCTGCTGCAACTGGACAATTGGATCCTGAGCCTGCTGTTGAGCCTGCTGCTGTGCCTGTTGTCCTTGCGCTTCCTGTAGAAGGGCCTGAGATGCGTCTGCAATGGCCTTAGAGAGGTTGGATTCAATGTCCGCTGGCATAGGCTGTCCCGGAGGCGGAAGCGGTATACCGAGCTTCTGCTCGATCTGGTTGCGATATGCGAACCCAACGTGTTCTGCAATATGCGCCATGAAAGCAGCGAAGATCGCGTTTGCCTGAGGATTCTGTCCCAACTGCTGCTGGACGGTAGGACTTTGCACATACGCCATGTGGGCAATAATGTGTGATTGATGATCCTGCGTCATGTATGCCTTAGCAGGTTTCATGTTTGTGATGTTAGCGTTCTCCGAGATCGGATCGAGGAGTGGGGCGTCCATCTTCTCAGGAATGATCTTCTTAACATCTTTTACACCAAGGACTTCCAGCATCTTTCGATGCAACTCAGGCAGGTCGTAGAACTGCGGCGCTTGAGCAGCAAGTTGAATCGCAGCCTGATACTGCATCACTCGCTGCGACATCGTAGCCGCATTCGGGTCAGAGACAGGGATCACATCAATGCGGTTGTCAAAATCAGACCGCTTGCTCCCATTCATCTTCCCGAAATCAATCTTGTATCTTTCAGATCCACTGTCGCGGATCACACGGACGAGGATAGAGAACTCGTCCTGCAACGAAGCATGAAGCCTCGCCTGGATGGCGCTCATCACTTTGAGCGCACGTTCCATAATTGCCAACGTAGTCCCTACTGGCGCTTGCGAATTGACATCTCCAATCTCAGCATCCGCAATAGAAGCCAGCCTACGGCCATCCTCAACTACATTCCCAAGCAATTGGAAGAGAGTTTGCGATGGCTCCTTATAAGGTAGTGGATAAAGCGAACGAGCGATGTCTCCATTCGCAACGTCTACGTCTCTCCACTCCCCAGGCTGGATTGGCGAGTCATCTCCTGACACCCGCATCCCTTTGGCCTTCAGACCGCCAGGGAGGTTGGCTAGAGTGCCAGAGTCAATCAACTGGCGCAGGATTGCCGTAGAAGCCTTAGCGTTCGCGCCAATCAAATGGATAAGACCATACCCATACGCGCCCATTCCGGGGACGTAGTTGTAGGCGCTAAACCAAATCAGCTTGTTCTTCTTGGGATCATCCTCATCCCAGTTCCGGTAGATCGAAAGAACCTTACCCGAGGACTTGTCTACGGTAACGACATACGGCAGAGCAATCCCAGTGGCCTCTCCGTCTTCATCGGTATGCTCCAAGCCAGGAATATCCAGGTCGATATGCGCTTCAAGAAGCGTAATCGAATCCTCGTCACCCTGCTTGTACTCGTAGCTAATCTTGTCGATCTTGTCCTGAAGCTGAGAATTAGAGTCGTAATCAGGACGGAGGTCTACATCGCGATAGAAGCCGCTGTACTGTAGCTTCTTGATTTCATTAGAACTCTTGGTGAGAACGTGGATATAGCGACTGGCCGTCTTAAGAGAGGTAGCCCCGTAGGGCATGATGAAGTCTTGCGCCGGGACGTACTTGGCGTCAGGCATATCCGTAAGAGGGTCGAAGCAGATCTTCTTGAAAGCCGATCCGCAAAGGGACAACCCAAACAGCAACCGCTCAGTCTCAGGCCGATAGTCTTTAAGATCCTGCGTGAGCAGGTAGTTCATATCGGTTTGAATGCGGAGAGCCTGATCCTCTTTCTCTTCCGTTACCTCACCAATGATCTGAGTCTTTACCGGACCAGTCGCCGGGAAGATCTCCATAATCGCATTGGACTGGAAGCGAACTGCTGCTTCCATAATCATGTTGTGGTAAAGCCCACACGCGCCAGCCCAAGGCTTGTTCCTGTCCTCAGTCTTCACGCCAAGGTAGTCTAGGCCCTCTTTATAGGCCCTTTCCCAATCCTGGCGCGAACTCAGATCCTCTTGGTAGACATCCAAGATCTTCATTCCAATCGAAGACAGATCGGAATCGTCAATATGCTCTGCAAGGTTGGCAGAATGCGGGACGCTGCCGAGTGAGCCTTCCTCTTCTTCAGAAGGCCCAAACTCAATCAACATCCCGCCATCCTCTGTTTCGATAGAGACAGCCTCTGGATTCAATACTTCAACTTCAACTTCGGCGCTATCCTCTTCTTCAAGGAAAGGCGTTTCATCTAGAGGCTTGTCAATCATATTCTACTCGCTAGGAGGGATAGCATCGGCTTGCAGCATCTGCGGCCAAGTGCTAGGGTTCTTCTCGATAGTAGAACGAATCAGGCCGACATTGTGTCCGGTCGATCCGTTAGCGTAGGTGAGGCAATACTGCCGAGCCTCACCATCAGAAGGCTCAGGGAAAGGCCCAAGCCACTCTGGGATATAGATCGACACAACGCCACCTCCGATACCAGCAGCGTCCAACTGAGCTACGGTTTCGTCCACCTGGGCCATTGTAGACAATTGATTAGGGTTGAATGACATAGAACTCCTTAGTTAATAGTAATCTGCCTTTCTGGTATACGCAAAGTCGTCCTCGTCGTCGTCGCTTTGCGTAGAAATAAAACCACCTTGCCGGAAGCGTAGCAGCGCCTGAGTAGAGCTATCGACAAGGTCATCGTGGTCAGAGTTGGGGAATGACGCGAACTGCTCTATCACCTCATCCGCCCAACGCAAAGGAGGCGCGTAAACAAACCCTGAAGCAAATATATCGCTAACGGCGTTCACGCGAACTATCTTATCATTCCCTCTCGATGGAGTGTAATCTTGGATCGGTATGCCCATCTTGCGCAATTCAAATACAAGTGGCGCACCTGCTGCCTTTGCTTCGATGATGCAGCTATCTGGCTTCCAATACCGATACTCTTCCAATGCCTTCTGCTTGAGTTCAGGGAACTCAAGTTTATCCTGAAAAGCGTTAAGGATAATGATGTTTGCTCGTTTCTTCCCATCGTTATCTTTATCATAGAAGACACCCCAGGTAGTGCAGGCTGAGTAGTCAGACCTCGTTCCCTTGGTCAACGCCGTATCCCAAGATTGAATGATGTACTCGCACTTGGGAGGATCGTCCTTCTCCCAGATCTTCCACCACTCCCTCTTTACAAGAGCGCCCTCTTCTGAGGTAGGGTTCTGCTGGTACTGAGCATTCCATTTCGCAATAGGAAGTTCTTCCCTGATCTTCTCCAGCTCTTCTAGAGGCCAGAACTCAGGCCAAAGGGGGTGGCCGGAAGGCATAATTGCCGGGAACTCAATTACCTCCCATTCGTCTCCATCCCTATGCGCCGCAGACTTTAAGATCTGACCACACAAATCTTTCTTGCCCCATCGCGTCATTACAATCACGATGGCGCCTCCAGGCTGAAGACGTTGCCTGGGGCCTGATGTGTACCACTCATGCACACTGTCGTACACGCCGGGACTCGTTGCCGCTATAGCAGCTTCTTGTTCACTGTGTGGATCGTCGATGATTAGAAGGTCGGCGCCTTTACCTGTTACCGCACCGCCCACGCCGATAGCAAAGTAATCACCTTGTTTATTGGTGTTCCATCTTCCGGCTGCTTTGCTGTCAGAGGATAACGATATCCCACTGAAAACAGATTGGTAGAGATCGCTATCTACTAGGTTTCTAACCTTTCTACCGAATCCAACCGCCAGCTCAGCCGTATGAGCCGTCTGAATTACTTTCTTGTGAGGGTACTTCCCCAAGAACCAAGCAGGGAGCAGATAAGAACTAAACTCCGACTTTGTATGCCTAGGCGCGATGTTAATGATAAGTCGTTTGCATTCTCCCCTGACGACTCTCTCGAAGGCATCGGCCATTATCTTGTGGTGCCTACCTGCAATAAATGCAGGCCACATCTCTTTAACGAAGTCCAGGAAGTTGTTCTGGCACTTCTGAACCTTTATGTACTTCTCGTACTGGCCTAGCAGGTTCGCAAGCTCTACCTGCTCCTGATGAGGCAGCTTCTTAGCATTCGCGATGATAGTGTCAATCTGCTGAGGAGTGTATTCCCCCGAAAGGACATTCCTTATATTCACATCCCTATCATCGCGCAATCGCGCCTATGTGGACGAAACTGTAGGCATGGAAAAGATGGACAAGATCGAGCAACTGCTTTCCGATCTCAGAGTAGAAGTAGCCGAAAGCAGAGTCAATCTTGAGCACATCTTGGAACATCTAGCCAAGATCAACGGAAGAACAGGAAAGAACGAAGAGAAGGTCGTGGCGCTCGAGGCAGAAGTCGGCAAAGTCAAAACCGTTTGGGCCACGATAAGTTTCATCTCATCCCTGCTCAGTAGCGCCGCAACGTGGGTATATCACGAGTTCTCCAAGAAATAAAGAAAGGCCCTACCGGAGGTGTAGGGCCTTTCAATACCAACAGGAGAAATACGAACAACAAGACCGGAACGCATGGGAGGAATGCTTCCCGGCCTCAATTAAATTCTAGCAGAACAAGGCCCCGCGCCGCACAACTATTTCTTCTTCCGCTCCGACACGAAGATATCGTAGACCCCATCCACTATAAGGAAATCTTCTTCTGGAGCTGGATCCTCTCCTGGCTCTACCATGCAAGACTTCAACCATCTCTCTACGAGGGAAGCCTCGTAATACACTCTCTTCTTGGATTTGGTATACGCTGGCCCATACCCAACGCTTCGCCAGTACTTGAAGCACGGGACAGAAATCCTCAAATATAATGACAGATCCCTCTCGCTAAGCATCTTCACGCTACAAGCATATCAATTCAAAGGACCTTCTCCCTGACTTAAACCCAACGTACTCCACCCCAACGACCTCCTCCCCCGTTGCCGTCCTAATGAACTCCGATAGTGATAGCGCCCACTCTTCCCCCTCTTTCACCTTCTCCTCTTCCTTGCGGCGCTCCTCTTCAAGGATGGCCGCTAAAGGCCCTTCTCCCGCCGCCAGACGCTTCGCCGTCTGAGACTTGACCTCTTGCTCCACCAGCTTCTCTCTGGTAAATAATGTACGATTCGTTTTTTCCATATTGATCACTCCTGTGCAACAGCATCGAACAGTGTACTCCAATCTCACCCTTGCGTCTACCTCTGGAATCCATTATGCTGTTCTTGTCGAAAGGGTTCTCTGAATCCCTAGATCCCCAGGCAGACGTTATGGTGGCTGCATCACCGCTGGGGCCAGCCATGGATAAGGCAAGCATTGGTGAAACAAGATTTCTTCTAAGGGTCGCAGTTAAAAGAGCGATACCGAGTTCCGGTAGCCACCCACTATCGGCATCCACCTGGGGAACAATGCTTCCACCTCAGGTTAAAGAGATGACGGGTCATGGAAATTGGGACCGCCATGATTCCAGCTTGGAAACCGACGAAGAAGGACAGACTAGAGAAGTAGCATACACTCCTCCCTCTCCTCCTACTACTACTATTCTTAGAGAGAAAGAGACCCTGGACGCCGTATGGTACTTCCCAAGGAACTTGTATTGCCTGAATGAGTTGTTAACAGGAAATCCCTAGAGAGAATCTTCAACAGGTTTTCCACAAACCATCCACAGGTTTTCAACAGCTTTTCCACAGGCAGTAAATCTTGAAGGTCGGTCAACTTTTGAACGAGGGGCATCGCCGCTTTCTCGGATTCAATACGGCGTGGGAACCGTGGACCCTGACCGACCTTCTGGCTTTACTGCCAGCCTGCACATTGCAGGTAATTAAAAAATTAAAGGAAAATAACAGAAACACAGAAACGGATCAACAGACCTTCAAAACTACCCGACCGCCTCGCTGTGGACACAGCGAGGCACAACCACTCCCCTTTCGTATCCTGTAGAAAAAACAAGACTTATATGTTCAAAAAACCTCTTCTTCTAGACAATGACGTTGCAAGGATAACAGGCGCTTCCGTGTCCAGTGTTCGCAAGTGGAGACAACAGAATAGAGGACCACGCTTCATGAGGTTAGGAAATTCTGTACGCTACGAGGAAGAAGACGTGATACACTATGTAAAGTCTGGTAAGTTTTATAGCGAAACAGGCATTAGAGAGAAAAGGAGTACCAAGGTTGAAAGAAAAAAATGAAAACGATCCTCTCCCGGCATTGAACATAGAGCCGCTGCTGAACGAGAAGGATGTGGCAGCAGCGTTGCGAGTGTCTCTCCAGACAGTTCGCCAGATGCGCCGCTTTGGAACTGGCCCTTCGTTTTTTAAAATGAACGGCAAGAGCGTCCGCTATCCACTGTCTGCTCTTCAGGAGTACATCACTTCCGACCTTATAAAGGTCACCCCTGGCAGGAAGAAGACTCAGCCCAAAACTGAAGTCCATCTTTCCGACATCTTTGGAGAAAACTAGCATGAGCATTACACCTAAAGAAGGTTACGCCAAAGTCACCGAAGCCGCCGAATACCTGCACATCAGCAAAGCCATGGTCAGCAAGATGATCCACGCAGGCAAGATCCCATACCAGCGTTTTGGCAAGATCTTTCGGATTCCTTGGGCTTGGTTAACAAAAGAAGTTGAGGCCCGTTCAACGAAAGAAAATTAACAACATACCAACAGGAGAGAATATGGGAATCAAAAACAATGGCTATCGCGGAGCGACTGGAGATGTTGGGGGCAGAAGTGGGGAGATAAGGCAGCACGAGACCAGAGAAGACGCCATACTCGCATGGCATTTCGTCCGTGATGATCGGCGACTAGGCTACGACGCCACGAGCCTGGAAGTCGAACCCGGATACATCTACTACACGGATTCGCCCATCGTGCTGTGCAGTTCCGGACTGCACGCTTCGGTCGATCCATCTGACGCGCTGCATTACGCCCAGGGCGGCTACCTTTGCCGCGTGGCCGTGTGGGGAGATGTAACGATCGGCGGCGATAAGATCGCAGGCCGTAACCGCGAGGTCCTAGCAGCGCACGATATTACGCGTGAATTGCGGCTGTTTGCCTGCTGGTGCGCTAGGCAAGTATGGCACCTGCTAACCGATGAGCGTAGCCGTAATGCCGTCGAGGTAGCCGAGCGATTCGCGGACGGCCAATCCACGAAAGAAGAACTGGCTGCGGCGAGGGATGCGGCGAGGGATGCGGCGATGAATGCGGCGTGGGCTGCGGCGTGCCATGCGGCGAGGGATACGGAGTGGGATGCGGCGAGGGATGCGGCGATGAATGCGGCGTGGGCTGCGGCGAGGGATGCGGCGATGGATGCGGCGAGGGATGCGGCGTGGGCTGCGGCGTGGGATGCGAAATGTGCGGAGTTTAACCGGATGATAACCGAGCGATTCAAAGAGGTATATTAATGACCAACGAACAACAACACGCTCTACAGGACCAGCGTCACCGCGAAGCCCTGGCCGTGGACATGGCGGGGATGCGGGAGCACGAAGCGCGGGCGCGGTGGTGCGAGGAGATGAAGGCTGCGGTGTCGTGGTCCACGCTGACTCAGAAGTGGGACGTGTTCTGGTATCAGCGGGCGTATGTGTCCATGCACGTCTCCGCTCCCGACCGCGACACCGCGATTGACCGGGCGATGAAGGAGGGGAAGTAAGTGCTAAACGCAGAAGTAACCAAGATCCTATTCGAGAGCGAGGAACTGAAAGCCGAGCGCGACGCCCTCGCGGGGCTCGTGGGGGAGTTGCGGGGGGCGCTGGAGGAGCGAGACGCTCAGATCGATCACCTATTCCGACACTCTGGCAGGCAGGGCTCCGAGGACTACGACGCCCTCGAAGTTTCTGCAGCTTGGGCGCGGCTGCGCTCTCCGATGCCCGCACTCAGCCTCCCCCTGCCGGCCGCCGCCGAACGGGTCAAGGTGGAACGGGAGTACTGCGATGCGGCGCTGGCGCACTTCGCGGACACCGGCAGCTCTCACGCTGCCAGATACGACGCTGCATGGGCCGCCCTTCGCGCGGCGCGAGGTGGACGATGAGAGATCCAATGCTTTGGCAGATCGAACTGTTGGGACTGTTGGCTGAATCCGATATCCCAGGGATACGCCAGCAGGACAAGCAGGCAATCCGCGACGTGCTGGCTGACCTCGAAGCCCTCCGCGCCCGGTGCGCCGAACTGGAGGGGGAGCGGGACGCGGCGAAGGCCGAGCTTGCCGCCGAGGAAAACAACTGCCCGTATCCCGACTTTTCGTGCGGGACGTTTGCGGCCGAGCGTGGCATCGAGCTCCGGCCAGCGAGCGGGCCGACGTACGCGACGACTGTGGACCACTGGCGGGGCATTCTCCGCGACCTCGAAGCCGCCCGCGCCGGGGAAGCTCGGGCCGTGGAGGCGCTGCGGCGGATAGCGGAACCGCCCCAGTGCGGCTGCAAGCCTATCTGCAGATGCCGAACGCTTGAGGCGCGATCCATCGAACTGGAGTGCAAGACGGACATTGCGCTGGGTGCTCTCGACTCCGCCCAACCCGCCCTCGCCTGGCTCGCCCAGCGGGAGCGCGAGGCGGCAGAGCGCCAGCGGGTATCCGATTCCAACGTAGTCCGCACGCTTGGCCCGCACTTCTGCGACTTCTTCTTCGGCGCACCGGGCGAGGAGAAGGCACTGCAGGATGCGCTTGCGGCGGCTTGTCGCGAGGCTGTCGCTGAATGGCTGCGGGCGAACAATGAGCGGCTTGATCATATGAATCGTGCCGACGTTGAATCCGAAGCCGCGGCCCTGGCGCGGCCGGAGGCCCCCGATGCTACGCCGCGTTGACCACGACGACCCCGCCATCGAGCGCACCCCGCGCTGGCAGATCAACGAATACAGACAGGAGGAACGAATGGAGATCGAGAAACTAAACACAGCGCAGGAAGACCCTAAGCCACACTGCGGGCTCCGTGTGGAGATCGAGAACGGCGACATCTCAATCCGCCTTCCGATATCGGTGCTTCGCATGGCGGTGTATTGGAGCCCGGAGTTGAGCAAGTACGACCCCGAAGGAGGCGAGCACAAGCGACCGACGATCACGGACGCTAAGGTCTTTGCGGGGGAAGTTGTCCGTGCACTTCGGGATGAAGGAGAGGACGGATCAACCATCGTGACTCGGATGTTTGACACGGCGTTCTGCGATGCTATTGATAACGGGGCAGACGGCATTCACTTCCCTGGAGATGACGATGAGTAGTCCGTCGATCACCCGCCCCGCCCTGCGATCCGTGCACCGGATTGTGTGGCACCCGACCATCGGCGATGTCACGCGGTCAAACGTGCATGTGACCGTGGAGGCGGTGACCAGCAAAGGCCCGTGGCTGCGGGTGCCGGGGCAGCCGGTGCTGGTGGTGGATTGGGAGACGTGGGGGAGGATGGTGGCGAATGGCGAGTAAGACATGTAAACAGGAGCAGTTCCTGCAAGACGTCGCCAATCACGAGATGTTCATCAAGCTCGACCAAGGCGTGTATCGGCACATCGTCTTTCAGCAGCCTAAGAACTCATTCCTTCACCGCTTTGAGATCGTCACGACACCCTGGCGGCTGATGATTACCGGCGACATGGGAACGTGGGTCTTTGCGCGGCTTGATGACATGTTCGAGTTCTTCCGCACGGACGGCGGCAAGATCAACAAGAGCTACTGGGCCGAAAAGCTTCAGAACGGGACGCATGGTTGCAGTGATGCTGCCAAGGTCTACGACGGCGACACCTACAAAACCCGCGTACTGTGGTCGCTCGATAACTACGACCTGAGCACGGCAAAGAAGCGAGCTATCCGGCGAGAACTCCAGCAGTGGGACTTCGACGATGAGCATTGGATCATCAGCCAGCTTCGGGACTTTAGCCTTGACGGCTTTCAATTCCAGGACATCTGGGAGATCGACATGAAAACGTATTCGTACCATTTTGTTTGGTGCTGCTACGCCATCGCGTGGGCGATCCAGCGGTATGACGCGGCGAAGGCGGAGGCTGTCCATGCAGACGCGTGATCCCCGAATCGACCCGCAGCCGGGGGATGTGGTGAAAGGCCAGTGGGGAGAGATCCGCACCGTCGAGACCAGGGACAACGCGGTATCGTTCCACCGTCGCGCACCGTGGGGTGGGCGACATCGGCACTGGTGTAGCGGCCTTGGCCAATGGCGTGAGTGGGCGCGGGAAGGGAAGGTCATTCATGCCAGCTAAATCCGGCCCCAAGCCGTTCACCCACTGCCGCATCTGCGGCGGCGAGCGCCTTGAACGCTACCCGTACTGCTGGGAGCACTACAGCGATCAGATGGCCAAGTGGAACTTGAAGGCCCGCCGCAAGGCTGGCATTCGCCCGCTCGAAGAATACAACGCCGAACGCAAGGCCAACGCGATGACGCCAGAGCAGCGCAAGGCATACGACCGTGACCGCAAAAAGAAACAGCGCATAGCTGAGGAGCAGTGGAAGCCGAAGTGCCGGACGGAGACGTGCCAGGCGAAGGCATACCGAGGCGTGTTCTGTAAGGATTGCGCGAAGCTGCGGCAGCCGGTAACTCCCCCGCGTGGCCCAGTGCCGCGCACGGCGAAGCCGACTATTCGGCGTATTCCGGTGCCCAGCGCCCCCGTCGTCATCGGCTCCGAGGCGTTCGAGCGGGTGAAGCCGGTGAATGT